CTGACAATCGAAGCGGGACAGCTTGAAAATCTGTACCTCGCCAATCAGTTGCTTCTAGAAGACATGTTCGTGCAGACAGCGAGCTACCAAGCTCTCTTGCGGCATGGGGATCAGTTCGGGCTTTCACCTGACCTTGGTGCGCAGAGCGTGGGTAGTCTGCAATTTCAGGGAGATGGTGGAACGTACATTCCGATCGGCTCTGAGGTAGGTTACGATCCGGGCGGTGGACTCGATGTAATTTACTTCCTGACGACGACGGATGGAACGATTCCGAACCCTGGTACTCCCACGGCTCCTGTAGCCGCTGTAAGCGCCACAGCGGGCGTTCTCATCGGAACCTACGAATATGCCGTCACGTTCGTTACAGCGAGCGGAGAGACGCTAGGAGGGCCGGTAAGCAACCCTGTGTCTCCTTCGTCCAAGCAAGTGAACCTCACGGCAGTTCCACTCGGCGGAACGGGGACGACTGCGAGGAACATCTACCGCGACAAGAACGGCGCAGGGAATTGGCGGCTCATCGCAACGATCGCTGATAACACCACGACGACTTACGCCGACAACATTTCAGATGCCACTCATGACGCTGGCGCGCTTGAACCGACCGTAGACACTGCGCACAGCGTGATTGTCCTTGGTCAGTCGGAAGACACAGGGGCGGATGGGAATGTTGCCATCGGAACAATTACAGAGTTGACGAATGCTCCGTCCGATCTAGTGGCCGTCGTTAACACTACGGCGTTCACTGGCGCAACCGATCCCGAGGACACAGAGGATTTCAGGCAGCGTCTCCTGCAATTCATTCAGAACCCACAGACCGGCTCAGTGCAGGACATGCAGGAGTGGGCAATGGAAGTTGCCGGTGTGGATCAGGCGACGGCTGTTCCAAACGTCCCGAGCGCTGGTCAGGTGACGGTCTACATTTCAGGGCCGGGAGGATCAGTACCGGGATCAGATGTAATTGCTGCTGTGCTCGCTGCACTTCAGTCACAGGACTTGGCGAACATCACGATCAGCGTTACGACCTTCACCGCTGTGCCAACAAACGTGACAGTGGATGCTACGACCGATCCTGCATACGCCCTCTCCGACGTTTCAGCTTCGGTGGTTAATGCAATTTCAGACTACATCAACAACCTGGAAGTCGGAGGTACGCTTTACCTTTCTGGAATTGTCGATGCAGTCTTCGGTCTCGCAGGGATCATCGACGTGACTGTGACTACTCCGACCACCAATCAGACGACCGGCGCTACCAGCAAGCGCACCGTCGGAACAATTTCCGTAACGTAAGGGGAGATAGATGACTACGACGCCTTATCAGCCTACGCTCCCGATCGAAGGGGATTTTAGTGATGCTGAGCTTGACTTCATGGAGTCCGAGCCGCCATCAATATTCCCGGAGAACCAAAACTCAAATTTCGGTTTCTTCATTCGCAAACTTTTCACGGATCGTATTCAGGAGCTAATCGGCCAGCAGAACACGATTTACAACGAGCGCTTCGTAAGCACGAGCACTCAGTTTCTCGATGAATGGGAAATTGAGGAGAGTCTGCCTGTAGCTCCGACAGGTCTCGATACAGCTACGCGGCAGGCGATCGTGCTCAACCGAATCCGCAAAGGCCCGTTTACTCGCACGATGCGTCGAAAGATCGTGGAGAATTACATTGGGGCGACGTTTGGTACTCCCGCTTCACTCAGCCCGTCAGGATTGCCGCTGAGCGCAGGGGGAATTCCACTCTTTTCCGATGTGGGAAGCGTCAAGGCGGCGTACAAGATCGTGGAGAATGTTGCAGGCTTCTCCTACGCTGTGCGGATCGTCAACACGATCACGGTTGCTTCGGGTATGGCGCGTGAACTTGCACGAGTCACGCCTGCTGGAATTACATTCAGTATAGTTTCAGTAGCCGACCCGTTTACTTCCGGCGTATTGACTGTAAGCGGTAACGAAATTACTGACACCCTGAGAACAGCACAGGGGCCGGTAGATGGTTTTGCGGCTGGTGCTAACGGCGGAACTGGAATTTACAAGGCGCACAGCAATAAGGCGATCAACACACAATTTTCGTCGGTGACAACTGGCTGGGTTTCGACTGGAACGCTTTCGGTAGATGCAACTCAGTCACCGCCGTTCCCATCCCACAGCGCTTTGAAATCTGTTGTTGGTGCGACGACCACAACTGAAATGACTCTTGCTGCGTCACCCGCCGCCGGGTCAGGTCAGATATGGACGTATTCATGCTGGGTTAAAGGCACATCGGGTCAGCAAGTGAAAATTGGCCTATATGGTTATACCAGCGGAGGAGCAAACTCAGAACTTCTTCTCAGCTCAGTAATTACACTGACTGGCAGTTGGCAGAGGATGACTGCAACGTTCACGCTTGCAAATGGTACGACAACCGCTGTTTCAGGTGTAATTCAGCCTGTAGGCGCTCAGACTTATTACATGACCGCCCCGATGCTGAGCCAAGGCAATGTAGACGCGCCTTACATCGCCAACAACAGTACGACGAATGGATCGTTTACAACCCGCAGTGCTGGCCGTGTGCAGGCTCCCGCAGCAATGTTCGCAGGATTACAGGGCTGGGTAGCAGTGAGGCTCCGAATGGGATTTTCTTCACCAAGCGTCAGTAGCAGTTACCTTTTCAATTGGGGATCAGACGCAAACAACGCCCTGCTCCTGTTTACGCAAGGAACCAATACTTTTCAAGCTACGAACGCAATTTCAGGTGTAGGTACAGGCCCGAATGCGAATGATGGAAATTACACCGCTGGACAATTCATGACGGTGATCATGGCCTGGGATGCAACAAAGGTTTACCTCAGCGTCGATGGTCAGACGTTTGTGTCAGTTACGCCTACGGGCGGTCGAGTGCTTCCATCGGATACAAATTTCGATATTGGCTCACTTGCCAATACAAGTCAACTTGGTGGCAGTGTTGTGTGGGTTGCTACTGGCGAAGGTACACTGTCCAACGCAGACGCAGCAACGCTGTTTGCCCTCGGTAACTCTCCCCCGACAATTACAACGTTCGCAGGCAGCACCGAAAAGATTTCAAGCTCGATTGATCTACGCGCAGGCATACCGACCAACTTTGACCGATACGACGACGCCGCCTGAGAGGGGTGAGCTGAAATTTCTAGAGTAAAGACATTCGATTCCACAGGCGTTTCCCCTAACGGGCGAATCTTCGCTGGCGACCTGAATGCAATTCAGGATCAGTACGCCGATCTAGTCAACCTTACGCAAGCACTGAGCGTTGGATCAATTACAGTTGCAGCATCGGGTCTGACGTTCTCGCAGTTTGCGGCCGGGGTAATGGGTCTCGCTGGAACACTTCGTGCGTCAAACCTCGTTAACGCGATCAACGGATTTCAGGTCAATGGAACTTCATTGGCTTCAACCCATCTGTCTGACTCCGCAGCTTTAGCTCGTTTGGCTTCTCCGGTTCTTACCGGCAACCCGACCGGGCCGACTCCCGCGCAGGATGACAACGATTTCTCTCTGGCGACTACTGCCTTTGTAATTGGTCAGCTTTCAACCTCGACTCCAATCGTGGACGGTACGGGTGCAGTTGGTACGAGCCTCCGTATGGCGCGAGCAGACCACGTACACCCCACAGACGCATCTCGTGCTCCGCTGGCTTCTCCGACCCTCACAGGGATTCCCCTGGCACCTACACCGACCCCTGGTGATAGCTCGACCAAGATCGCTACGACGGCTTTCGTGGCTTCCGCTGGTGGAGTACCTTCGGGGACGATCTTGCAGTTTGCTGGAATTTCAACCCCGGTTGGATTCTTGGCCTGTGACGGAACAGCTCAGCTTCGTGCGTCGTTCCCAACTCTCTTTGCCGCACTCGTGGCATCGATCGGAACGGCCACTGTGACGATTGCAGCTCCGGGCGTTTGGACGCTGAATGCTCATGGTTTGGTAAACGGAGATGTAATTTACATCGAGACGACGGGTGCTCTTCCCACAGGACTGTCTGCCGACACCGCGTACTTCGTAGTTGCTGCGACCACCAACACATTTCAGGTGGCAACTACTAAGGGCGGTACAGGAATTACAACCACGGGTACGCAGTCGGGAACGCATACAGCCTTCCGTGCTCCGTGGGCGTTGGGAACTATGTCCGCTACGACGTTCAACGTGCCGGACACTCGTGGAGTTACGCTTGTCAACAAGAACGGTGCAACATTTCAGAATCTTGGTTCCAAGGGTGGTGAGGAAACTCATCTGATCACCAATACTGAAATGCCGACACATGCGCATGGAGGTTCAACTTCGGCAGTTTCAGCAGGCACTCCGGCTGGAACGGTTTCAGTGGTCAATGCTGGTGTAATTACAACTGGCGTAGACACTACTGACCATGTGCACGCTGGTACAACGAGCGGTGTAAGCACATTCCATACTCACTCCTACAACGACCGCAACACCGTGAATGGTCAGTCATACGGGGCGGGGTCGTTTCCTTACGCAACGAACGCTGTTGCCACTCTTACGAGCACCGATTCGACTGACCACTCACACAGCTTTACGACGGGTGGACGATCCGCGAACCATCAGCATGATGTTCCGGCGCATGGTCACACGGCAACATTCGCTGGCTCAGCGCTGGGAACGCACACTCACACAATTTCAAACGACGGAGGCAGCACAGCCCACAACAACCTTCAGCCCTACGGTGTAATTAACCACATCATCAAGACGTAACTGCGAAGGGAGAATGAAGTGGCAACTGAAATTCTCGAGGCTCTAGCTAAGGAATTCGATTGTAAGCCGGAGGACATTACGCATTGCGCCTACGTCTGTGAGTACCTGAAAGACGACAGGCTGAAATGCGGTTGGGGATGGAGCAACAGTGCCATTTGGCAGATCGAGGGACTTGTTCGCCGCTTGCTCGTAGCTGTCATGGGAAGCATGAGTATCGTGATCGGAGATGAGACCAATGACTGAAATTGACTACAGATCTCGGATGGAAAAGTTGATGCACGAGACGCTTGGTGACGAAGCAGCTCACCATGATTGGGCGTATCGTGCAGTTCGACCGATCAGCATGCCTTCACGACCGTGGCATTCCGATGAGCATGTAACTGGCGACTGTTCAAAGGGTTGTCAATTCATCGATTGGTGGTCTGACATTCCAGTTGACCCGATGGGGCAGCATTTCGGGCCGTATGGAAATTCAGCCACTTACGCAGCTCACTTGCAGCATCTCGCGCACCCGTCTGAATTGTTGATCGGCGACATGGTGACGTTCGGGGCGTGGGGCAGTGAGCATGCAACGAAGGTCATGGTGCGCGGCAGCGATCCGATTCTGTGGAGCTTCGGGCACCAAGGCGCACCGAATCAGTACCGGCTCTCTCAGGATCGTAGGGTGCATCAGCTTCTTCGTGTTCCAGTTGAGCGTTACGTACCGACCAAGGCTGAAATTTTGCGGAGTAAGACTGGCTATTGGTCGTGGCTTCAGTGGCGGCTCGGTGAAGGAGACTGGCAGCACTATCCTGCATCGACGGCGAGTGTGCGGCCTAACGTACCCAAGGTAATTTCACCGGAATGGTGGGTGCGTTACAAGCAGTTCATCGCTAACCGTCACAGCGGGAATGAAAGCAAAACGGCTACACCGATGAAATTAGCGGCGTAGGGGTCAGAGGAGATGGTAATTATGAGCAGCCAGGTTGTCGGCTTGCTCACTAGTCCGATCTGTTTAGTGATCGGGTATGCGGTAGGGCGTTGGTCATGCAAACACCGCTGGGGGACTGTCGTGAAATTAGAGAGAAAGCTATGGCACTAACCTTGTCCATGCGCAACATCATCGCGGGAGCTGTTGTATCTGTGTGGACGATTACAGCACTCGCTTCCATTGTGACCAATAATTACACATCTCTGGGCGCAGTAACACCTGTAATGATGATCGTGTCGGGGTTTCTCTTCGGCAGCCGAAGCTCGTCCTCGCGCAGCAACGGCAGCGGAAATTCACATAAAGAGGGGAAGTGATGCCGTCAATGCGCAGAGAGGACTGGAACGCTAGTGAGCTGGCAAGGTGGGCGTACATCGCAATTGTCATTGTTGCATCAATTTCAATGGCAGTTTTGTTTTCGCTCATCCTTTCCGATCGAGACAACCTGAGAAAAGAAGCAACCATCCGTGCAACGCAGATTCAGCAACAGCGCTATGACGCAACATTTCAGAACTGTGTTGATCAGAACAGGCGTCATGACAACACGATTAAGCGCTTGAAAGCTCTTGTGAAAAAAGACAACCCAAGCTTTACGAAGCAACAAGTAGACGCGGCGGTTAATCAAACGGAATTTTTGATTGACGCCCTCGTGCCTGTACGAAACTGCAAAGCGGTAGCAGAGAAGTCAGTTCATCCTCTTGCAAACCCGAAGGGAAGGTAGCGTGGAAACTAAAGAATTTCAGCACGATGCAGTGAAGCTCGGCAAGCAGCCGTACCAGCACGATGAGCGAACGCTCATGCTTGCGAAATTCATGCCGACCGATATTCGTGTACCTGCGGATTTCGATTTCGACGCAGGGCGCAAGCCACAGACCCCTCACATGTGGGGAAACGACAGCTTCGGCGACTGTGTGATCGCAGGGGAGGCGAATGAAATTCTTCGCCTGGAAAGAGTTGAAGCATGGCAGACGCCTCAGCTCACGGATGAGGATGCGATCAACAGATACATGCACCTGACCGGCTGCAAGGAACCGGGCGATGCAAACGACACGGGCCTTGAAATTGTTGCAGCGCATAGGGACTGGCGCAACAACGGTTTCATGATCGCGTACAAGGGTCGCACATACAAGATCGACGCTTATGGTGAAATTGATCCGTCGGATCATGAGCTGGTACGGCTGACCACCTTCTTGCTGCACGGCACTCAGTGGGGCTTCTGGCTCCCCCTCGCGGCACAGGACATGACGGGCAAGGGCAAGTGGGATTACAACGGTGAGACGGGCGCAGATTGGAAGCCGGGATCATGGGGCGGTCACTGCGTGTACGCGAAAAAGTTCTCACCGAATTCCATCTTTGTTGAAACGTGGGAGATGGAAGTTGAAGTCACCAACCGTTTCATCGACAAGTACGCCGATGAAGCGTGGGGCGTCGTGGACAATCTCGATCCGTGGCGCAAGACGGGCCATCTCAATGTAGATGCGATGGAAAAGGAGCTGGCTGAAATTACAGGCAAGGTCAACCAATGATCCTGGCGGCGTTCACAGCCTCAGAAGTTTTCCGCATTTTCATCGTTCTGGAAATTTTCTTCGGGGCGGGATTCCTTGCGGCTCGGCTGTGGATTCACCGCCACAACCCATTTCAGTATCTAAGCCTAATGGCGTTTTCACTCTTGCTCTATTCGTTCGCCGCAGCATCGGGGATGATCGTGCGCTACAACTACCCGATCACATGGCGGACTCCGATCGTGGCAATAGCGGCTACTATCGCCCTTGTTGCCATCTTCAAAGGTGAGTACGTGCGAGGAAAAAACGAAGAGGAGGAAAAATGAAATACGCGAAGGCAGTTCTTGCCGTCGTGGTTGCAGCAGCAGGTGCGCTCGTTACTGCGCTTGGAACAGGCAGCACGGGTGACGTAAGCAACATCGACACGAAGCATTGGATCATCGCGGCTTTGACTGTGCTCGGCTCGGGTGCGATGGTGGCTGCGTTGTCGAACATTCCTGGAATTGCAGGTGGGATCGCAAAGACGGCTATCGCGTTTCTCACGGCCGGTCTCGGCTCGCTTGTAATTGCGCTGAATGACAACCACATCACGCAGTTGGAGTGGGTAACTGCTTTCATGGCCGCTGTGATCGCAACAGGACTCGTTTACGAGACCACGAACACAGGTGCAGTAACTTCACCAACGGTTGCAACAAACGCTCGACGCTAGAAATTTCATGAGGGCCGAAAGGAGGGTGCAGATCGATAACTAGGTACGACGGGGTGCTCGTGCGAATCGAGCGACAGAAGAAAGTCAACCCCGCTGTCTAGTAAGCTATTGAAGGAGAAGGTAATTTGCTGAAGCTGCTTGCCACAGTGCTCATCATCTTTACGGTGAGCGTGACACCAGCTAACGCGGCGCAGATGAGGTTGCCGCACAAACCGTTCCACACCATGACGAGGACTCAGATGATTCACTACCTGAAATTACAGCGTCTTCACGATAGGTCGATCATTCGCTTCTGGCGGAACCATCGACAACTCCAAAACGTGAGCGCTCAGTCTCAGGTCAAGTGGGCACAGAAGTCCCTTCGCATCGTTCAGCGAAATTTGCACAAGCTGCTAGCTCCGGCTGTAAGAGCCGTCGGGGGAGGAATTACAGCAGCGCTCATGTGCATACATCGGTACGAAGGTTCATGGACTGATCCCGCCGCGCCTTATTGGGGTGGTCTTCAGATGGACATTAGTTTTCAGTCCACGTATGGGCCGGAATTTCTAGCCCGCTGGGGAACCGCTGACCATTGGCCTGTCTGGGCACAACTGCAAGCCGCTGAGAGGGCCGTAGCCGTTCGGGGATTTACTCCCTGGCCGAACACCGCCCGGTACTGCGGACTGCTCTAGGATGGCTCCTACGAGCGCAGGAAGGAGGGGTAGATGCTCTGGCTGATCGTGTTGATTTTGCTCATCCTCGTTCTCGCAGGAGGATTCGCAATTTCACATCTGATCCTGTGGCTGCTGATCATCGTTCTGATCGTTGCAGTCGCAGCGATGGTAAGCGGAAGACGGGTCTAACGCACGAGCTGAAGGGGGAGGGCATTCGTGCTCTCCCTCTTCTTTTGCCTGCAAACGCCGATCACTTGACAGGTTCTACGCAGGATGGTTTACTACCTGTCCCGTTTGTTCCGCATTGGTGCTGTATCAAGAGAAAAGGAAATTCTTGACTACAGCACTAAGGTGTGGAGGCGGGAGGGGTAGGGGGACAAGTCTTTCTCTTAGCTTCTCTCTTGTCTAGGTTTAGACCGGGGGGTTGTAGGGGGGTCAGAAAGGAAATTCGCAAGCTGGTCGAAGGGAGAATTGTGTCCGTAGAGGCGTTGGTAATTTCAAAGCTGGTAGACGAGGGATCACTGAAGAAAGCATTTCAAGCAGGAATTACGCATGAGGACTTTGAGATTCACGACGAGGAGTGGAACTGGCTGATTCAGAGGGCGGGTACACGTAAGCCAATTACAGCTCGCGCTTTCAAGCGCACATTTCCTGAGTTCGATTACATGCCGGTCTCGGACAAGCTTCAGGACTTGATTGAAGAGCTGAAACAGGAACGCGCCTTTGTAGCAATTTCATCCGCCATCGATGAAGTTTTTTCTGGCGATGATCCGCTCGGGCAGGAAAATGCAGTTGAGAAGGCAGCAGAGCTTCGGGAATCACTCGGTGCAACCCTGAAGATTCACAGTCCGTATTCTGACGTTGCTATGAAATCTGACTGGCAACGTGGCTACGAACGGATCAAGAACTTGTCGATCCTGCGTGGTAACGGAGAAGCGGCCGGGATACGCACTGGAATTACACACTTCGATCATCACTTCGGTGGCTTGCAGAAAGAGACGAGCTATCTCTTCCTCGGCAGACCGGGTGATGCGAAGAGCTTTTCACTGGCGAAATTCTGCTCAGAGGCAGCGTGGGATGGATACAGGGTCGGTCTCTTCTCGCCTGAAATGACGCAGCACCAACACAACTGTCGAGTGCATACGCTCATTTCAGCGAAACGCGAGGTACAGGAAGCGCTGGGTCTCAAAGGAGCATTCCGCAACCGCGCGCTGAAGGACGGCCATCTTTCCAAGGGTGAGCTGCATGCGTATAGGAAATTCCTAGAGTGGCTGGACGAGGAAGGTCTGAAGGGTGAAATTCATCTGTTCACCCAGCGCTATCAGCGTGAGAAAATGTCGGTCTCGTATATCGAGTCGCGGATTGAGGATTACGGTCTCGACTTGATCCTCATTGACCCAATCTACAAATTACGTTCTCCCCGCAAGCGAGGATCGCGCTGGGAAGAGCTGGGCGACATAACGGACGCTCTGATCGATCTGAGCCACACGTACAACATTCCAGTGGTAATGACGAACCAGGCCACACGATCGCTCATGGGCAAGCGTGGAGACCCGCCGGACAAGGATGCGAGCTTCGGTGCTGACTCCCCGGTGCAGGAAGCCAACTGCGTGATCGGAGTCAAGCATTTCAGCGATGAGCAGATGATGAAATACAACTGCTCAAAGAACCGCGACGGTGAGCCGTTCAAATTCACCGCAAGCTTCAAGCCCAACATCGGCATTCTGGAAGACGTAACACCAATTTCAGGAAGCTACACAAACGGCTACGATGTTGACAAGGCGGCAACAGTCCGCAAAGAGTTGAAGGAGGCAGGAATTACATGAGCGAAATCAGGAACGTCAAGGGTACGTCTCGCAGTAAGCAGGAGATTCCACAGCCGAAGATTCTTGGTGGAGCGGCAGGCATGAGCGAGGCACGTACACCCAAGGTCATCGACCAAAACACCAAGCAGGCTCCGATTGAAATTCAGGAGAAGACGCATGGCGATGTGGTGACGGTTGAGACTCACACGCGGCGCAAGCCGAAGCGCAAGTCTGACCCAGACGTTCGATTACAGATCATGTCGAAGGAAGAGCGAGCGGAATGGGAGAAAGTGAAATCTAATGTGTGGGAGGACTAATGCAGGCGATTAAGACAGAACATTCCAATCACAACTTTGGGCCTCCGAAGGGGCAGGAAGATGTGATTACCGATCTTCCGTGTGAAATTGAAGACGATGTGCCAGGATATGCACGCGGCCGTGTAATTTGGTCAGTGTGGGAACCCAGCGAGGGCGAGCGTCGGGCGATTGCGAACGGCCAAAACATCAAGCTCGGGGTTGGATGGATCGGTGGGTTCCCGCCGGTTTCTGTTGGTGTGACCGCTGAGACGAAGGTGGAGGGCTAGATGGGGCGCGTAGTGCATGATCCGAGATGCAGGGAACCGATCAACGAGCACATCGGCACCGAGGCATGCTTGTCGTATGAGGAACCGGAGGAAGATGTAGTTGCTGTAATTCCTGTCGCGCTTTACAAGCGAGGGCCACAGGGCAACATGATCATTGACTACAACGGTGACTATCGGCTGCGGCACGGTGAAACTCCAAAAGGCTCGATCGGTTCACCTGGAATTGCAGATCGAAGAGACAACCGAGACCCGCAGGCTGTGTACGACGAAATGCACCCATATGGGCACCCGCACCATCACACGCTTACGACAACAGAGTTGCCTAAGCATTCGCAAAACGGTAATTCCTGTGTCAACCTCGGCTTTGACAAGCCTGACACCCTGTGAGATTCCACGGCCGCAGCATTGATCCTCTCTCGTTCTGGGAGAGGTACGTGGAATTTCCGGTGGGGACAAAAGAGAACGACGTTTTTGCCCCGAAGACACAGTGCCCGAACCCCGACCATGATACGCAGAAGCGGCATTTTCAGGTGAACCTCAGTGAGCCGAAGGTTCACTGCTTTGCGTATTGTGGAATTTCCGGCAGCTACGAGCATGCCGTCTGCGTCATTGAGGGGCTGTACGAGAAATTCAAAGTTGACCTGAAGGTGGTCAGGACAGCCTTCGATAAACACCCGACCGAGAGGACGGCGAATGACCGGGAGCAATTGCGACGGCGTGAACGCGCAATCCGGCAAGCCAAGAAGCTCATTGTTACGGGTGCAAGACCCTCAAATTTCACCGAAAAATCCCGTGTCAGAAAAAAGGTACGAAGTTCGGGGGCAACTCCTGCTGTTCGATCCGACGAGCTGCGCTATGAGCGATTCCTACCGCCGCTGGCGGTTGACTACTTGGAAGGACGTGAAATTTCCGATGGCGCTACCGCTAAGTGGGAGCTTGGTTGGGACGGCGATTCCAAGCGTTTAGTTATTCCAGCGCGGTCTCTCGATGGCAAGCTCCGTTTCCTGATCAAGCGCGGGGTGCTTGAAAAGACTCAGCCCAAGTACCTCTACACCGAGGGTTTCCCAAAGACTTCCCTGCTATTCGGGGCTTGCTATATCGACCTAGGGCTGGTACACTCAGACGGCCTGATCGTCGTAGAGGGGAGTTTGGACACGATTGCGTTCCACCAGCACGGGCTATCGAATACTGGCGGAATCCTCGGTACTGGAATTTCCGATGAGCAAGTCAGGATCATTGCGAAATTGCGGCCACCGAAGATCATCCTGGCGTTCGATAGAGATGCGGCTGGAATTCGGAACATTGAAATTGCAGCACGGAAGCTGAGGAAATATCCGCTTTACGTGATGCGATACCCGTCAGGGAGAAGTGACCCGCAAGAGTTGAGCGAGAAGGAGGCGAAGAGACAAATTTCAAGAGCACTCCCGTTGTCTGTGTTCAACCGTAAGGCCCAACGTCAGTCGAGCAGAAAGGTAATTCATGGCTAAGAAGGGAAAAGGTACGACATTCACTGTGCGCACGGTCAAGTCGAAGGAAGACCGTAAGCGCCCGTCAGTTTTCATGCGTCTGAAGACGGATGAAATGTTCAAGGGCATTGCGCTCTTTGAGCCTGACCCCGAGCTGGACAACAACTCCGGCTACTACGAGTATTACGACCACTACGACAAGCAGGGAAATTCTTACGTTCCGTGTTCGGGTGACAAATGCCCGTTCTGCACTGCGAACGACAACCCCTCGACTCGTGCGTTGACGGTGTGGTATTTCCCCGACAACGATACCGCCGATCAGATCAAGGTGTTCACCATGAATTACAGCACCTTGAACGACATTTCAGATGAGGCGGAAGAGGAGGGCGGTCTTCAGGGTAAGAAGGTTCGCATCAAGCGCCTGTCCGACAAGGGCGATTACAAGGTGCGTGTTCTTGCCGACAAGCCGCTTTCCAAGTCGGAGTTGAAAAAGGCTCTGAAGCTTCTGGAAGAGAAATTCGGTGAAGAGGGGTTGGGCGGTCTCGTGCTGCGTCAGTTGAAGGCTCAGATGGAGCGCCTGAAGGCTCTGGACGAGTTGGAAGACGATGACGACGATGACGACGACGGCGACGATGAGGACGAGCCGAAGAAGGGATCGAAGGCTCGCAAGGGCAAGCCTGCCGCCGACGACGATGACGACGACGACTCGGACGACGATGACGACGACGATGATGACGATGATGACGATGACGACGACGATGAAAATGACGACGATGATGACGATGACGATGACGCGGATGATGACGACGACGATTCCGACGACGACGATGACGATGACGACGACGATGATGACGAGGAAGAGTCCAAGTCAATTTCAAAGGGCGTCTACGAAGTCGTCAAGTTCCAGCCCAAGGATGAAATTCTCGACCTGAAGAACGACGATGGTAAGGTCAAGATGTGGGTTGGCGAGGGCGTCGATGCAGATGCCGACGTGCTGAAGAAGGGCGTCAGCGTCACTGTGGACGCTGAGCAGGACGACGAAGGCGACTGGATCATCACGGCGCTGAAGGTCAAGAAGGCCGCTGGCGGTAAGGGCAAGGGCAAGGGCGGCAAGAAGAAGTAGCCCGAATTTCATCAGCGGTCGTGGCATCAGGTAACGAGTGTGGCCTGCGATGATGATGCTTGACAAGGCGCACTGACCGTTTTTCAACCCGAACGTCAAGGAGGAATTTCAATGGCACTAACGATGATGAGTCAGGTCGAGTTGGTCGAGGAATTGGCTGAGCGGACGGGATGGACGAAGAGCGATGTTCGCCATGCCCTCGCAGAACTGACTGAAATTGTGGTGGAGAACGCGAAGAACTGCGTTCGCACCAAGGTGGCCGGTGTTGTGATCGAGCCGAAGCTTCGCAAGAAGACAAAGGCCCGTATGGGTCGCAACC